AAGTATGACGGTTGTTAGTCTAGAGGGTCTTGAAGACTCCTTCGATAATCAAGCCGCCGAACAGATGCTAGGTTTGCATGTCGGCAAGGTCATCACCACGTCGGACCTAGTCCGGAAGGCGATGTACGACTTTGACCTGGACACCCCGGAGGGTATCGAGAAGCTGATGACCCTTCTGCCCATCATGGACCCTGACATCTTGAGGGACATCATGATGGAGATTTGGCCCGGATATCCTACCGACGCCGAGGCATCCAGGCATCGCATGGAAATCAAGGGGTACTTGAAGGATTACCTGGAGTCATACGATGAGCAGGAAGGTCAAGTTGACGAAGCAGCACCTGAATCGTTTGCATCCGGGGGACCTGATGCTCCTTCTGTTTCTGAGGGATCAGGGACTGAAGAGCAAGCTACAGTTGCTCCAGATGCTGGGGCCTGATATATTCAAGCGTCTAAGCGATCTATCCGTGTTCGAGGAAGTCGCTGACCCCTTGGGAAGTAATATTCCCATGTTCAAGGTGAAGGATGAACTCTGCGAGAGTGACTAACATCAAGAAGGCGTTCGGCATGCCTTCCGCAGACAGCGCGCACCAGTACGTGTTCCGGACTGGTGAGTACGGGACGTTCTACCAGTACTGGTGGCGCGATCCTGCCGGTAACTACTATCGCTACACCAACGCTGCTGAGACCTCGCCTGACTTCGACGCGTTCATGGGCGCACCCCTGTTGGACCCATCGCAGCCTCTGCCTGAGAAGAATCCTGAGTTCTTCACGGCCGAAGGCTACAAGCGCCACATGGCGGTTCCTCAGGGAGTAGAACCCTCACGTAATCCAGCCTACAACCAGAACGACGGACGAAGCATTTGGTTTGAGGTCTTCCAGAAGTCTGGACAAACCAAGTACATCTACCTCGACGCTGATGTGAAGGAGAACCTGGACCTCTACGTTCAGAACCAGCTTCGTGTAGTTGACGCGTCTCTGGCGAACTACCGTGCCTATGCCACTTCTTTGTTCACTGGTAAGCACCCGAAGGACAAGCTTACTGGCGCGGTGATGCTGTTGTGCGACCAGGGTTTCTACGAGCCTGAGGAGCTTACCCAAGCCACAGTAGGTGACGTGGAGTTTATCGACCAGGCAGTGATGCTGCTTGGGCGTAAGTTCGTTTGTGACTTGCGCTTCCTTGACTTCATGACCTCACTAGTGGCCGGAAGAATGCCCACCGACCCGTTGTTCGTGTACCAGACGGTGCACGGCCTCGTTCCAATGGGACCCAACTACTTGAACTCCGTGTTCTACACCACGCGTGTTAGCCCGAAGTTCCTCCTCTGTTGGAATGCTTCCCACTTGTTCAGCCGCATCGTGAACCGCATGGCCTTCCAGAAGGTACCGGCAGAGGAAGTCGAAGAGGCAGCGTTCGATGAGCTTGCGCGCACGCTCTCTACTAGAGATGATGTTCGCTATTTGGTTGACTTCAAGGTGCGCGTGGCGTTGCTTCGCAGCTACGCAAACCAGGTGCCCGGCTCAAACGAACCGACTGTGACCAAGAGTTTGACCAGACTCATGGTTGACGACTTCGGCATCGCTGTCCTGCGCTCGGACCTGACCTCGCTGCGCCAAGACGAGCAGGAATTCTCCACCTGGTTGCAGCTTGAGCCTATGCACGACCTTTCGCCTGCTGAAGAGCAGCAGGTTCAGGAAGAACTTCAGGCTCAGCAGCAGGAGCCCGCTGCTGAGGAATCCGCTCCAGCGGCACCAGAGACTCCCGCAAGTCCTGAGGATACTAAGGAGCCTCCTCCAACTTCTGACACGGAGGCTCCCGAATGACTGACGATCTATTCGACAAGTTCGACGCATGGGAACCTCTCTTCAAGGCTCGCAAGGCTAAGGGGTTGGACAAGTGGGAACGCCTCAAGAACATCAGCGAAAAGCTTCAAGGCAAGGATGTTCGGGCGATTTCCTTCACTTGTGCACACCCATCGCACGGCGGAGCCGCTGTGAAGCACCTTTTGGGCTCCGTAGAGGGAAACCTTCACTTCCTTCTTGGTTACGGCAATCCGAAGTTCCACCTTGCACCCTACCACTGGCAGATCATCGATCCGAACATCACGGACGAGGAAGCTGTCGAAATGAGCGCCAGGATGAACCATCCAGCGAATGTGGTGCTGTGGTCGAAGTCTGGGCTCGTTGCAGAGGACGAAGGGGACGTAACTGAAGGAGATCCCCACGAACTCAAGGTAACTACTGCTCCGAAGAAGGAAAAGGGCAGTGATGGCATCAAGGTTCGCTCCGCAGCCGGGGTGTACACATGCTATCCGTCCGAGGGGCTAGTGTATGGCGAGCACAACGGCCACTACTACACTTGGGACCTCGTCAAGGACACGTTCTTTGCCGCGCAGAATCCTGAAGTTGTGGAGGCTATGTCCGCCGCTGACACGTTGAAGAGTATGAACGGAGTAGTTTTCCGCACTGGTATCCCCTCCGCGCTCAGGGACTACACCCGACAGTTCGCAGGCGAAACGTTTGCTGACGACGTGTGGCCGCTGGTCAAGAGCAAGATGCCGGTGCCTGGCAAGATTCTGAAGCTAGAGAACTCGTACGGTGAGACCCTGTTTGGTGTGACGACTCCTACCGCGCTGGAGTTCTTCGATCGCGCAGCTAACAAGGTGTCCGTGCAGCTATTTGACCGGAAGTACGACCACTTCGATCTGGTTCGAGATGGTAATGTACCTCCTGCATCCCTGTTCAGTCTGCTGAACAAGCACTTCAAGATCAACAAGGCCCTGCTGTCCGAGGTTACTGCCCCTTCCAAGGCTGTGACTAAGGGTGGTGTGTTCAGCGTTGAGGGTACTGCTTCGCCGGGGTGGGACGATGTGCCTGCTGACGGTGAGGACTTCCAGAAGGCGATTGTCGTAGACGGGGACGTGCTAAAGGTGGTACGCGTATGACTCATCTTGTCCACTGTTCCTGCGGAGAAGTGATCGTGAAGTCCCTTGGGCCTGATACCAAGGTGCGTGCGAAGGTGCTCGTCTTCAAGAACGACACAGCCTATGCCGTGTGCAAAAGTTGTGATACGGAGGTCGAGGTTCCCTTGCAACTCAACACAGAGATGCTAAAGTCTATGTCCGCGCCTGAAAAGTCTCGCAACGTTCCGCTGTACATCAGAACTCCACGTCGATGATGAAAAGTTCTTGACACAGCTAGCAGGTGCAGCTAAGCTAATACCTCGAATCAAACGATTCTCCACAAAGGGAGTGATAGGCGACACGCCTATTGCTCCCTTTTGCATTTCTAAGGCGCTATGGAAAAAGGCTGGGTCGACGAAGATACGTTCTCCTGTTTTGTTCCGGCTCAGATGGTTGTCGTCAAGGGCGGCGAGCAGGGAGCGGACAAGACCGGGAAGCGGTGGATTCAGGGCATTGCGTCCACGGACGGTCGTGACTTGCAGGGAGAGATCATTGACCAGAGTGGTATCGACCTCTCCTACTTTCTGAAGAACGGTTACTTCAACGACGACCACAAGGCCGGACCTGAGTATAAGGTGGGCCAGCCTACAGAGGCGAAGCTGACTAAGAATGGCTTGTGGGTAAAGGGTTTCTTGCTCAAGAATCCAGATCCGACGAAGGAAAGCAGAGCAGACTACTACTGGAACTTGATGAGGCAGTTGGATGCCTCCGGATCTGATCGCAAGGTAGGGTTCTCGATTCAGGGTAAGGTACTTCGCAGGAGTGGTACTCGGATCGAAAAGTGCTGGATTCAGGATATCGCTATCACCACCCAGCCTGTGAATACCGCAACGTGGGCAGAGATTGCAAAGTCTCTATCGTCTCAGAAGTGGGACCTAGAGAAGGACAAGGATGCTGAGAAGAAGGAAGCCGAGAAGGCACTCTCAGTAGGCGCTGGTAGCCCAGTAGTACCTCAGAGCCTGGATGGTTCGCAGAAGAACGTTGTGACAGCAAACAAGAGCATGCTTAGCTATACGGAAGCATGTGCAATGGTTAAGAGTCAAACCGGCCTCGACAACGAAGAGGCTGTAAAGGCCATCGTCAATATCGCGTTTGGTCTATTTGGACAGGAGTGAGGAACATGACGGAGAAGAAGATCGAAACTGGTGATCTCCAGAAGGCACTACAGTCCCTACAGGACCTAGCAAAGGGCCACAACTCCCGTGGCACGGCTACTACTGAGGTGGTTGGAATGGCGAGCGAGTCGGGACCTACCCAGGTTTTCCACACCGCAAGCAACTCTGACCCCGGCTCGTGGGCGGGCTCGAAGGGTGAGAGCGAAGACTGGAGCGACTCGATCGGTCCAGACGGCACTGACTACAAGGCGGCAGGCGCGAAGATGCGTAAGAGCATCCTCGACAAGATCGCCAAGGGCGCAGCACTGACGCAGGGCGAGAAGAACTTCGTTGCCAAGGGTGGCCTTGACAAGTTCAAGGACATGGACAAGGGCATGGCTCCTCCCTTCATGAAGAAGGACAAGGACGACGACGACAAGGAAGTTGAGAAGGCAGCGGGGCACGGCGACGAGGCTGAGGACCGCAAGCTCATCAGCGAGATGATGGACAAGGACAAGAAGAAGGACGTTGCGAAGTCCTTTACCGACCACGCAGCAGACAATGCTGCTGTGAAGAGCGGCTTCGAGGTGTCCGAGTTCCTCGCAGGCTTCGCGCAGGTCATGCACAAGTCTCTTGTGTCCATGGAAGCGCGTATCACCGACCGTGTTCTCACCGGCATCGCGAAGTCGGACGTGGAGCAGGGCGAAGTACAGAAGTCCATGGCAGAAGCACTCGCTCGCCTTGGAGAGGTACTCGCGGCACAGGCACAGCGTATCGAGCAGGTGGAGTCGGGTCCATCGCGTGCTGCGAAGAGCACTCTCTCGAAGTCTGGCGCAGAGCAGCAGCCACAGGAGTTGAGCAAGTCCCAGGTAACTGGTGCGCTTGTTGAGCTCGTTCAGAAGGGCCAGGCAACGGCACAGGATGTTCTCAAGTTCGACGCTACTGGCGAACTTTCTCCTGAGCTTCGCAACAAGGTAGTCGGTCGTCGCTAAACCTCGACCAGAGAAAGATAAGAAGGAGTAGAAAACAATGACTGTAGGACTAAGAGCATTCCAGGCAGGTTCTATCGGCTCTGGTTTCGGCGCAGGTAGCGAAGCTGACATTGCTGAACTCAGCAAGGCCCTTGAAGCCGGTTACCAGGTTGGTGCTGGCAAGACGGGCGGTAGCGCACTTCGCGTAGAGTCTCTTGAGGCAAGCCTCAAGGTACTTACGTACACCTCTTCTCACGTGAAGATGTGGAAGAAGATGCCGAAGAGCCCAGCGTACTCTACTGTCGAAGAGTACAACCAGTTGACTGACTACGGCGGAGAGTCTTCTCCGTTCGTACAGGAAGGTGAACTTCCTCAGGCAACTGACTCCAGCTACGTACGTCGTACGCAGCTTGTGAAGTTCCTCGGTACGACCCGTGAGATCACCCACCAGGCGACGCTCGTCCACCCTGCGCATGGTGACCTCATCGCCCTTGAGAACCAGAACGGTATCCTCTGGCTGCTCCAGCAGGTAGAGCGTTCGATGTTCACTGGCGATTCGTCGCTCGCATTCGACGGTGAGTCGGAGCAGTGGGACGGTCTCGACGCCCTCATCGACGCGGCGAACGTGATCGACCTCGAAGGCAACACGCTCCAGGAGGCGGACATTGAGGAGGCAGCAAACCTCATCATCGAGAACTACGGTTTCCCAACCGACATGTTCCTCGGTACCCGCACCATGAGCGACCTCGTGAAGACGTTCTACCCACGTGAGCGCATTCAGCTTCCTGCTCCGATGAACGGACAGGTAGGTAACACCATCCAGACGATGGCTACCCAGGCTGGCGTGATCGAGTTCAACCCGGACATCTTCATCCGCCGCACCCCAACCCCGCCAGCAGCGGCAACGTCTGCATCGGCTCCTGCAACCCCAGCTTCGATCGTTGCTGGTGCACCGGCAGGCACGAATGGCGACCACAACAAGGGCGCGCCAGCAGGCACGTCGAACTTCGCGTACCTCGTGACGGCATGTAACCGCTTCGGTGAGTCGGCTCCTGTAGCCTTCGCTGGTGCAGTGACCGCCCTTACCCAGGTGCAGAAGGATGCGGGCAACGCGCTTCCTCTCACGGTAACCAACCCAGCAGTAATCGGCGCATTCCCTCCAGAATTCTTCCGAATCTATCGCTCGGTAGCTGCGACCTCGGCAGTTGTGCCTAGCTCGCTCGCTCAGTACGCCCTCATCGCGCAGGTTCCTGCGCTGAGCCAGGCGGCGGCTGGTGTGACGACCTTCACGGATGTGAACCTCATCCTTCCGTTCACGTCGTCCGCATACCTCGGAGAGATGACCCCGAACGTAATGACGTTCCGTCAGCTCATGCCTCTGATGAAGATGGATCTCGCGGTTCTCTCGCCTGCATATCGCTGGATGATCCTGCTCTACGGTACGCCAATCCTCTTCGCTCCGAAGAAGTGGATGCGCTTCATCAACGTAGGTCAGTTGAACCTCCGCTGATCTGAGTGAGTAAGGAGGGTGTGTGAAGAGCACACCCTCCTTACCCCAGTCTTGTTCCATGCAGTGCGCAATTTGTGAGAAGCCGATCTACGGGCATCCAGAACCTGCCAAGGGTAGGTCGGTGGTTTGTGGTTCTTGTACTCTCACCAAGATGAATTCGGCATCACCAAAGGCGAGCAAGGATCTGTATCAGGTCCGGTCCGATTTGGCTAAGCTTAAGTCCGATGCCATCAGACACGAGGATTTTTCAATGGCTGTAGCAGTAGTTTGCAGTAACTACGCTAGGAATCGTACCGTCCTACTAGACGGTAAGTATCCTTTGACGTTTGATGCTCAGGGTAAGGCACATTGTCCTACTCATCTTGCTGAGGCTCTTGAGCGTGAAATGGACTCGCGTCCTGGTCGTTACTGGTACGCTGAGGCGGTTGCAACAGTGATTCCGGTGTCTCCACCACCTCCTGTAGTGGAGTCCCCAGTTGTCGCGAAGGTAGAAGAGAAGATCGAGGAAGTTCCCGCCCAGATCTCGCTATCCTTCGAGGATGATAGTTCAAAGAAGGCACCCAGCAAGGGTAAGCAGAAGAAGTGACGGAGGATCTACATGGCTAAGGCACGTCGAGTAATTGGTGACCAGAACAGCGCAGAGCTTGATGCTCTTAAGCGCTCGTACAACTCTCTCTTGGTGGTTCTTGAGAGGGTGTGTGAGGAAGTTGTTGCTACCACGCTTACTCCCGCAGAAGGCTTTGAGGCGATCCTCAACGCGCTGAACACGGGTGTGGACTCCAGTGGCACTCCCGCAGCGCACGTTGGAACCTCGCGCCTTGTTGTGGGTGTGGCTTCGTCGCCGCCAATCCCGCCACGTAGCGCGGAATCCGCAGGGGACCTTGTCGAGATGGTACCATCGGATAAGTACTGAGTCTCAACTCTCTCTTCACTAAAGGCAGTGTAGCCTCGTTAATTCGAGTATGCTACACTGCCTTTATCTTTTTGGGGTTTCCGCATGACCACACCTCTTTTGCTTCAAAACACCCCCTCTAGCGTAGTTGTCTACCTAGAGTTGAGCACTGGGCTTCCTGCAACGACGCTGTTGTTCTCTGACGTGACGGCGGGGTTGAAGAAGGAGGGTGGTGCGTTCTTGCCCTTCACGCTCACCGCGCTTAACTGGACCAACCTCGGTGGTGGCTTCTACGAAGTCGCTGTGACTGCGCTGAACACGGACACGCTAGGAAGCCTGTACTTCAGCTTCACTGGCGCTCTAATCAAGCCAGGGCTGCTTGCCGCACGCGTTGCAGTGGCAGTCGCTGCGCCACCTGTGCCGCCTGCGCCGTTCACGCCGCCTGTGACGACCATCTTCGGCTACATCTACGACCAGCTTGGTGCGCCCAAGTCGAACGTAACGGTGTCTGCTCGTATCATCTCGATGCCCACTATCATCCATCCAACTAGCGATGGTATTCTGATCACCGAAGGTTTCGAGACTGTTGTCACCGACTCTACCGGGTTCTTTACCCTTGACTTGCTCACGGGTACTCAGGTAGAATTCATCATCGCAGACGCCAACTACCGACGAGTGGTAACCATTCCTGGTGCGTCTGCCAACCTGTTCGACATCCCATGAGGTCTGCCCATGGCACAGCCTACTGGCATCTCTGTAGTAACTGACAGCCCAGAGTACTCTAGGTATGAGAGTACTAAGGATACGGTAAACGTTACCGTGTCTATTACTGGTGGTGCGCCTTACACGGCAGAGACCGTCATCGTGGAGCTTGTGAAGGCTCGCAGGAGCCGTGATGCTGTGGTTGCGTCCTCTACGCTTTCGATCACAGGTGCAACGGACCCGCAGATCGCTTCGACCTCGTTCAAGCTTCCGGACATCGTGGACCAGGACATGATCAACTTGGTACGTCACGGTGCGTACTTCATTCGTGCCCGTAGTCCTGCAACTGGATCGTCCCGCACTATCGGTACGCCTTCGGCCGCTCCCATCATCCTGAGCACCATCGACACGGGTACCGACACAAACCTTTGGACGGCAACTGTCAATGTACCCGCCGGCTCTTCTCCTCTGTCTGTCGTGATTGTGGGTACGGCCGTGACCATCAACCTTGCGGTGGCGGCAGGCGTTCCTATCGCGGTACAGAACACCCGCGAACTGATTGTCGCTCAGATCCTGGCGAACTACGGCAACCTCCTGACGGCAACCTTCGTTGGTGCTCCTGGTCTCTCGCTCTCCATCGCTGAGCCGCTTGCAGCGTTCGCTGGTGGACGTGACGAGGTGTCTGGGTCGTCTCCTGACTTCGAGGTGCGCATCGTCACCGTCGAGCGTTTGAAGAACGAGTACCTGTTCGGTATTCCTCTCTACGCTGGTGACTTCCGCTTCGTCAAGTATCAGCCTACGAACATCACCGGCGTTACGGTTACTGAGGTGTCCAGGAGCCATCCGCTTGGCCTGTACCCGCTGACCTACACCTACATCAATGACGGTGGCACTATCATCCGCCAGCTTTCGTGGGATGGTGGTCCTCTCGTAACCGTGAACGCCCCAGGTGTTTACATCCTTCGTCGCGGCGGTTCGGGTAGTGGCGCGGGCTGCATGCCTAAGCTGCTGTCCAGTGCTCTGGGACAGGATTACATTGTCGTGCGTGTAGCAGGGCCTACGTTCTTGCCGACGTCTAATCAGGTGGATGAACTCATTGTACAGAACAGGCAGCTAGACGATGAGGCACTCGGAAAGTACCTCTGCTCGGCTACTGACTGGCTGGAGAACGTTGCGTTGGCAATTTACCTGGAGCCTACGAACGTTGTGACCGATCGAGACCCGACCACGATTCAGTTCGCGGCAGGTATCAACGCACCCAACCCTATTTTCACAGATCCAGACTACGACTACATCGTAGGTCCGCTAACCTACTTCGTGCCTAGGTCTGGTGAAGAATGGATCGGCATCCAGACGCCATACCCTCAGATCCTGCGCGTGGACAGTTTGTTCGGGTCCATTGCGAACACCCGCGTAATCGACATCGACCTGGACTGGATCCAGCACTACCCACAGGGCGGACTGCTCCAGCTAGTTCCGTTCAATCAGACCATCGCGTTCGACTTCATCGGTTTGATCTGGGTGAACGCCCTCCGTGGAGCGGCTGCGATTCCGAACTTCTGGCACTTCAACATGATCGTCGGCTTGCGTGATACGACGTGCGATCTCCAGGAGCTTATTGCGAAAAAGGCAGCTATGGATGCCTTGATCATGCTTGGCGCAGCTATCCGCCCTGGTATCGGCTCGGTTTCGATGGGACGTGACGGCGTGAGCCAGTCCGTGTCGTACAACACTCAGCAGCAGTATGGTGCTTACACTGGAGCTATCATGGCCTTCAAGGATTGGATTGACACCAATCTGGTGAAGTTCAAGGGACGCTACAGGGGTGCAACCATGGTCGTGGTGTGATATACTCATGCGTATGTCCAGACCTAGGAAGTATGAGCTTAATGAGTATGCGTTCTCGCCACTCCATGCACAGAACATGGACTACGCTTATTGGTTGGGTTTCCTACTTGCGGATGGGTGTGTTTACGGCAGGTACCTGGAGTTGGGACTGGCGTCCAGGGATGTTGAACATCTAGAGTTGTTCCGAAAGTTCCTCGGATCTACTCATCCCCTTCGTCACAAGGATACGACGAATTCCGTACGGCTAACAGTACATAGTAACGCCTTGGTAAGCCAACTGCGTTCGTTTGGGGTTGTAGAACGAAAGTCTAAGGTAGCAACCGTACCGCACAGCTTGTCCGACAGTCCTGAGTTCTGGAGAGGTATGATCGACGGCGATGGATATGTAGCCACCAAGATTAGAACGCGTAGATATCGTGGACGAGGAGCCGTCCACACTGTTGTGGAGCCTATCGTGTCCCTGGTGGGTACACAGGCTGTTTGTACGTCTCTACAGAGGTTTTGCCAAGAGGCTGGCATCCACACCAAAGCAAACCCAAGAAAGCATAAGCACTCGAATGCTTGGTACTTTGAACTAACTGGAACTGCCGCCAGGACGCTTCATCGTATCTTGTACACCGGTACTGGCCCGCGTCTTACGCGGAAAGAACAGGCTATCGCATGACCTTCGGAGCAGACTGGGATTTTCCTCTGATGGAGGAGTTCATCCAGGACCGGGGAGACCAGGTCGTCTGGGAGACTGCTATTGCTTGCCCGACGTGCAGGAAGGGCGACGCCACGGCTGCGTTCAACGAGAAGAACTCAACCGAGGTAGTGAACATCCGGCCAATCGATTGTCCCACCTGTCACGGGGATGGTTTCATCTACCGAAACGCACGCCTCATCACAGGTCTGCTCACTCAGATCAACGCCGGTAACAGACAGTTGATTGATCTTGGTTTGGCCTTCCCTGGAGACGCCATCTTCTCCCCTGCGCTCACTTCTCCTGACATGCATGACATGGACAAGGTTACCATGTGCATCACAGATGTTTTGCACGAGGGCCAGGTCATTCAGCGCAACGCAGCGAGGTTGAGCAACGCCAAGGCGCGTCCTACTGACCTGGATGCGTCCGAGGACCGCCTCTGGTACCCGGGTGACGGCTGCGTAGTGTGGTGCGAAGATGCCAACAACGTGGTGTATTTCTCCCCCGGAGACTTCCAGATCATCGACAATCGCATCCGCTGGGTTGGCAACCGCCCCGCTGACGGTGTGTTCTACACGATCAAGTACCACTACTATCCGGAATGGGTTGTCTACGCTAGCCCGCTACAGCGTGTGGACCGTGGACGTGACCTCAAGCAGCGCGTGGTGCTCCGCAAGAAGCATCTAGCCTTCATGAACTCCACAGAGAAGGCAACGCCCGCTATGCGTCAGGCAGAGCAGCTTGCTTTGACTGGGAGGGTGAAGATTTGATCAGCACAACAGGTACCACAACAGTATTTGCTTCTCGGCCAACGGTAGTTGTCTACGTGGAGTTTCCTGTGAAGCTGCTTGAGGGACCGAAGCAGTTCAAGCAGAAGCTCCCAGGTGCCATGCGTCGTATGGCTATGGAGGGCAAGTCTTTCTGGAAGGCGGAGGCTGGACGCAAGCTCAAGTCCTCCCGAAAGAAGTACCAGGACGCCATTGAGTTCCAGGTGGTGGATGACCTCTCGTTCTACCTTTCACTCAAGGGTGCGTTCGTTTACGGGGTTGAAGCGGGCAGACCTGCATATGACATGAAGCCCGGGCTGATGAAGAACGCACTGCCCTGGCCGCCTAAGAGGCGCAAGTTTCCGAAGGCTATCGCAGCCTCACTTCCAAGGGGTGCCATCACGAAGTATCGTATCATCCCACTCAATGTGAACCACTACATCAACATGACCAAGCCAACGGTTTTCAGGACCATCCATGACCGGACGACCATCGCGCTGTCCGGACCCAATGCAGGTAAGGCTGCATGGCAGCATCCTGGGCTCAAGGGTGCTAAACTTGTGGACGCCGTGGTGGATGAAATGACGAACGTCATCATCCCCAAGCACATGAGTAAGCTACTTCAAGAGACACTCTAATGGCAGTGCTTCCCGAGATCATCCTTCAGCGTGCGATCATCAATGGGTTTGTGGCTATCCGCAAAGACCCAAGGATCATCAACATGCTTTTCAAGAATCTGCCTCTTGTTCAGCAGGAACAAATCAAGAGGTACATTCTAGAGAATCAGATCGACTTCAACATCAACTACCCGCGCACTGAAATCAAGGTGCCGTCCATCATCATGCTGATGAAGACGGAAAACGAGTCCCAGGAGTTCCTGGGGGACGTGATGGGAGCTCCTCCTCACTACAACATGCCTGACCAGGACATGGCAGTGGATACGCTGGGTGGCGGCACGGCTGCATCTGTTAGCGAGATGGACAGTCTGCCCCGTCTGATCCTTGGTGGACTGCGAGTGGCAACCCAGATTCCCACGGATGTCACGCTTCCTGGCGGGCCTAGTTCTTCAGCCCTAACTTTTGTTCCGGACGACCAGGATTTGATCAACGAGGTATTCTCCCAGCGTTCAAATTGGCCGTGCCTACAATTGCACGTGGTGGCAGGTGCAGGCGCCGGACAGAGGAAACTAATCAACCTGATCTCCTCAGATCAACTTGACATAGTGGGTACCTTTGATGTAAACTGTAACAGCTCAAGCATAGTGGATATTCGCTATGCTGAAGGCGCGGAAGGCACGTATGGTCAACCTGTACGTTCCTATGCAGTAAATCATCTGGGACAGATTCGTCTCGGAGCCAACTACGACGGACAGTATCAGCTAGAGGTTCTTGCTGGTAACCAAGAAGAGGTAATATACCTCTACACGGTGCTGAAGGCGGTACTGTTTGCCCAGAGGAGGTTCCTTGAGGCAGAGGGAATCATGGCCTTGAAGATCTCCGGTACAGACCTAGCTCCTCGTTCGGAGCTACTACCGGATGAAGTCTTCAACAGGTCCATGACCCTACAGTTCACGTACCCCTTCAGCTTCATCATGGAGAATGAGGTGTACAAGGCAATCCAGATTACGCTCACAAACGTAAATCCGGCGACGACTACACCTACCCCTGGTGGTGAGGTGATAGTGGCAGAGATTGATTTGGACCCACCATAAGGAGTGCGAATGGCTAAGAAGGACGGCAAAATGGAGGAGACCACAGAGGCGGTAGTAACGGAGACGCCCCGTGCACCAAAGATCCTGGTGAGAGCACCACAGGTAAAGAGCTACTCGTTCGAGCAGTGGGCGAAGCTTCGTAATCTCCCAACCCGCCACCTCGGTGGTATGCGTGCCTGGCTTGGCACAAATTCTGGTTTCAAGCATCCACTGGATAAGTGGGACGAGCTTTTCAAGGCGTACTGAATAGGAGTGACACATGGCGCGCTCCTGGACAGACGAGCAACTGTACCTAGCACACGCAGACGCTCGAAGCGTAAGTTCCATACTCAAGCATCTGGGGTTGGTCGTGAACGGTGGAAATTCAGCTACAGTTAAGCGCCACCTTACAAGGTTGGGCTTGTCTATTCCCAGAGTTGTTTCAAAGCCAGTAAATCAACGAATGAAGGAATACCGCCTGCGGCATCGAGAGACAACTAAACAGTACAACGACCATTATAGATCCTCAAATTTGGATAAGTTCGCACAACATGCTAGACTACGCCGTGCCCTGTCTGCCGGTGCAGCGGGCTCTTTTAGTCTTGATGCGTTCGCGTCCTTGTGTGCGTACTACGACAATAGATGTCTGTGTTGCGGTCTAGCTAAAAAGCTCACCGCAGATCATGTAGTCCCTCTTAGTAAGGGAGGAACAAACTACATAGAGAACATCCAACCTCTTTGTTCGAGTTGTAACAGTCGTAAGCACACGCAGACTGTAGATTACAGGAGCACAGTATGAGCCGCTCAGTAACTTTCAATGGCATCACTCGTTTTCGTCCTGGTGGAATCACCAGGATCAATGCTGAGGCGTTGAATCAGATCGGTGTCACGGCGGGTGGCGTGCTTGGTCTTATCGGTGAGTCTGATGGTGGCGCTCCTGGCTCCACCTCCGGTTTGATCGCGCTTCGTGATCCGTCGCGGGCGACCGACCTCTTCCGCTCTGGTCCTCTCGTAGATGCAATCAAGCTCGCATTCCAGTCTTCGGGTGACCCCCTGATTCCTGGTGGCGCAGCGCAGGTGGTTGTCTACAAGACGAACGCTTCCACGCGCTCGGCGGTACATCTTCCTTCCTTGACCACGCAGCTTGTTTCGACCACTGCAATCGCAGGTTCTACCACGACCGTGGTGAACGTTGCAGCAGTGTTGACGGCTGGTGCGTTGGTTGACCGCTGGGTACGCGTTGAAATCGCAGCCCTCCCAGGTGCTCCAACCTTCCTTCGTCGTATCACTGCGAACGGCGCAGGTACTATCACCGTGACGCCCGCGCTTCCTCAGGCACCAGCCCTGGCTGACATCGTCCTGGTTCACTCAACCCTGATTCAGGTTCGGAGCCGTGACTACGGAGCGCACACGGCCTCCATAGACGTAACGACTGACTACAATCCTTCGGATGAGTCGTACCAGGTCGTGACGAACTTCGAGGGCGAGCAGCAGATCTCCCCAACGCTGGGTGGTCAGCTTCGCAACTACCTACACGTCGTGTACCGTGGTGGTCCTCTCGCGGACTCCACGCTAGTTACCGCTAGCTCCACGACCACGCTCGTGAACGTGACCGCTGCATCGCTCGTCGCAGCAGCACACGTCAACCAGACCTTTGTTCTGAAGGACGCGGGTGGTAACCTCAAGGCCATCAGCAGGATCACGACGAACGGCATCAGCGACATCACGCTGGCTGTAGCTCTTACGGCGGCACCGGTTGTCGGTGACATCGTAGAAATCCTTGCGGTGACCAACGCAGTCGGTCAGTTCGCAGGTGCAAGCGGTGTAGCTACGAGCTTCAACACCACCATCACTGGTGTGGTTGGCGATGACCTCACGATTGCAATTCCGCAGGGCATGACCGTGCGTCAGCTTGCGAACACAATCAACGTGAACACCAACTACCTGGCGACTGTTCCACCTGCAATCAACGGCGACGTTGAGGTAGCGCAGCAGTTCGACTTCGGTAGCGGTACGGCTGTCAACCTACAGCGTTCGTTCTCTGGCACCGTCTCCACCACTGGCTTCCGTCAGGACATCCAGGAGATCGTATCCTGGCTCAACGAGACGGCACAGTACCTCACGGCGACCCGCTACACGGTAGACATTGCTGACGGTAGCGACGGAAACGTGGCTGACTACCCCGGCAGCACTGGTGACGCACTTCCTTGGGCTTTCCAGCTCTACGGTGGTACGCGCGGTATCTCTACGAACTCCAGCTTCCAGGACGGCTTCGACACGATGCTGCTCCGAGTGGTTGACGAGGTAATTCCTCTTATCGACCAGGATTTGGTGAACGAGGGATTCAGCTCCACGGCAACCTGGGCGGCTGTATCCGCACAGCTTGTGGACCACGTAACTGCGGCACGCGGTGCAGCAGGACTGGAGCGCGGTGGCTGGCTCGGATTCCGAGGCACCAAGACCGCAATCATCAGCGCGGCTAACGTCGTGAACGATGCTGACATCGCCCTCGTGGCCCAGAGCCCAACGGTTGTTGGTGCAACTGGTGACCTCGTGCAGAAGGGTCCTCGTGAACTCGCAGTCATGGGCGCTTCGATGCGTCTCGGCGTGAACGAGATCGGTGAGCCCCTCACAAACAAGTTCCTTCGTGTGTCCTCGCTGACGCAGGATCTATCCTGGAATCCCGCTGACGTGACGGACTCAGGCGACTTCATCCAGAACGGCGTGATGTTCGCAGAGACCGTACCTGGTCAGGGTACCAAGTGGGTTCGCGACATGACCACCTGGGTACGTGACGACAATCTTGCATACTCCGAAGGAAGCGTGCGAGATGTGGTGCGCTTCGTAGCATACGGTCTTCGTACCACGATCGACCGTAGGTTCACGGGACGTAAGGCTACCCCGGCAACAATCGCGTCCGTGAAGGATACGGCAAGCGCCCTGCTTGAGACGTACCGACAGGACAACATCATCGTGGATTCCACTGACCCGGCAACGGGTGCCACGGTGCGCGCGTACTACGGTCTGAAGGTGTTCTCTAGCGGAGACATCCTTCGCCTGACCGTGGGTATCTTCCCGGTTCCTGGAATCAACTTCGAGTTGCTCGACATTTTCCTGTCCCTACCAACGCAGTCCGCTTGATATAGCTAAGGAGTAATTTCTCATGCCTGCACTTACCACCGACGTAGCTCTGTACCTCAAGAGAGTCCGCGACACTCTACGTACCGGTCCCGGTTACTCCGCTGCGGAGTTGACGTTGGGCTCCGGAACTTCAGCGATCCGCCTGCTTGCACAGGATCCTGGCGTACTTGGCAACAGTATTCGCGTTCAGGTAACGGTTCCAGCCGGAACCAGTGCCCTAGCGGTTACTGTGGCTGGCAACAACATCACGATTGCGCTGAACGTAACGCTCGGCGTGCCGAACGCAGTAAGTAACACCGCAACGCTGATTGCAGCGGCGATTAACACGGCGGCACCTGCCCTCGTGCTTGCGCTCCTTCCAACCGGTTCCGGCGCGGGTTCGCTCTCGGCAGCGGTTCCGCAGACGAACCTCGCTGGCGGTAGGGGTGGTGAGAACGGCGTGCAGACGCTTCCTCTCAACTTCCTCCGCGCACAGGACATGGCGTCGGTGATGGAGCTTCTCATGGACGCTCTTGATCAGTCTACGCCCCTCACTGCTACGGCAGGTTCCGTGAGAAGCGTAACAGATGCGGGTGCTTTCGTAGCGAATACGCAGGTTGGCAACACCGTTCGATTCACGGGCAACGTGACCGCTGCGCTCGCAGGCGTGGAGGCCGTGGTTCTCTCGAACACTGCGAACGTCCTGAACTTCACGTCCGCGCTCTCGGTAGCACCTGCGGTTGGTGATACCTTCACCATCCGTGGTTCGATGGTTGACGGTGCAATCCGCGCGCTCTTGGAAGGTCGTGTCGGCTCGGCCAACGCGCCCCCAGGTAACGTCTTCGGCGACAGCCGTATCGTTACCGACGCGCTCGTACGCATCGTGCAGCAGCTTGGTGGCGCAACGATCGCTGAGAACACGCTTTTCTCGGGACTCACCGCAGCAGGCTCCAGCGCATCGTCTATCAAGCTCAACACGCGCGGCGCTAGCCTTCGCATTGACGAGTTGAAGAATCTCAAGGTCAATGTTACCGGCTTCGGTATCCGCAAGATCGTCTCCAATGACGAGTCCAGTGTTACGGTTGCTCCAGCATTCTCGGCTGCGCCGGGTGCTGGTGTCGCAGTGGTAGTGACGATGCCTGAGGACTCTACCGATGCCTCGCGCAACTACACCTTCGCTCCTGGCGGTCAGCCAAGAGATAACAAGGCACTTGCTGAAGTGCTTCGTGCTGCACAGGCGGCAGTTGTAGCGTTCGTGCTACCTGTGTGATAAACTAGCTGTGGGTAATGGGCGAGTTCTGTCGTCCCCTCCAAGGCTTGTCCATTACCCACTTCAATCTCAAGGAGATAGCTCAAAATGGCTGCATCTAAGACTTTCAGCGGAGCACGCGCCGTATTCTTGATCAACTCGGTACCAGTTGCCTTCGCTGGAGGTGTATCTGGGGAAGAGATGATCGACTACGAGCCTGTCGATGTTCTTACCTTGCTTGAGGTTCGTGAGTTCGTGCCGGTAGCTTACCGTACGTCTCTCAACGCACAGGTTTTCCGCGTAGTCGGTGACTCCCTCAAGAAGCTTGGCATCCTTCCACGTCAGGAAGACATCATCACCTCGGGCGATCTCGAAGCGGCAATCCAGGACGTTGTCACTCGTCAGACCGTCGCCTTGTTCGAGGGCGTACGTTGCTCCGGCCACTCGTGGGATGTGACCGCGCGCGGCATCGTCCAGGAGAACGTGACCTTCGTGTCCATCAGAGTCCTTGACGAGTTCGAGAACCCAGCCTGATTTCGTTCGATGATACGGGGCCTGAGTAAACCCATTCAGGCCCCGTGTTTCATCCACCTGATTCCTAGTCAAGTGACGCGGTTGCGTACTTTCTTGACAGCCTGTATCAGTGTGGTAGAAAGATGTAGCCCGTAGTGGGCTTGAGGGACAACCATGACCGTAGCTGCTAGACAGAATCTAACCAAGACATTCGCTATTGATTTCGTATCTGAGGCCGAGAGCCAGCGCTACCAGGGCAGCTTCACCATCAAGAAGCTCTCCATCCGTGACATCGCGGCGCTTGGCGTTCGTAAGGCACAGTTGAACGGTGGCATGTACTACGACGCCAACAACCCAGGACGCGGCGTAGACGAGCAGACGGACGACTTCAACAACATGATTGCTCACCTAGAGCTCTCAGTGAAGAACGCGCCGACCTGGTGGGACCTGGACAAGATCAACGACGTGAGCCTTCTGGGGAAGGTGTTCAAGGAGGTTCTCGACTTCGAGAACTCGTTTCTCCGTAGGGCGGCTGAGCGAGCGGTCAATGTCGGAGATGGCGCAGGAAGTGGCTCGGGAAATGTTTCGGAAGCCAACTCTACTGGAAGCGTTGTCCCGGTGGTGGGTAAAGAAGTACAGGCTGCCCTCGAACCATGAGCTCTTTCAGAGCAGGACTCTGTTTGAGCATCTAGCCGACTTCTGGCTAGATAAGTATGAGCAGAAGCCTATCGAGGCTCACCGTAACGCAGACGGTGAAATCCAGTTCAAGGATACCGGCGACGAACTCATCGATCGCTGGGAAGAGCAGATTGCCAAGGGCGAATCGCCCGATCTCTTCGAGGCGTTTGACGAAGAGAGTATCAAGCACATGGAGAAGCTTCGCGCAGCGGCCCGAGCACGAGATCCGTATGAGGGGTTGTCTATGAAGGCAACTGTTGATAGAATTAGTGCACAGGCTTCGCGTGAAGGACTTACCGTAGGCAAACCAGACCCTCGTGAGGAATTGAAGCGTTCTCTTGAGAACCTAGGCTCTACTCCTACCTTTGGGTTCGTGGAAGACACAGACTGACCCATGTCCGAAACTAATCATGATGTAAATGTCCGGGTTAAGACAGAGGGGACCGACAAGGCCACCGATGACATTGCGTCAATGGGTAAGGCGTCCAAGAAGGTCCATCAGCAGACGATGGGTCAGGGTAAGAAGGAGCTTGGCACTCAGCAGCAGTCTGCCAAGATCACGAAGAAGGAACGAGAAGAGCGCAAGCGTGAGATTCCTAGGGAGCTTCGTGAACTCAGGGAGAAGAACAAGCTCTTCGACACTGAGAACAAGATTCGGAAGGAGAAGCTAAAGCTTCTCGCCAACGAGGAACGTCAGCGCAGGCGCACATTCGGCGGTGGGTTCAGAGGCGGCATGAAGGACCGCCTCTTGCCTACGATGCCTAGGGATCGTGGCGAAGCTGGGCAGATGCTCGGGTCTGCTGTTGGCGGCGCGCTATCGAGTCTCTTGAGGAACCTGACGGGCGTAGCAGTACGTGCGTTCGCAAAGCTCGTAGCCATGCCGTTTGCGGCTATTGGTGAAGAGTACAACGCTTATCGTGCGCACGCGCTCGACTTGAAGTCGTTGGCGGGCTATGCGGGCGGCGGTGCAACTATTGGCGGCGAGTACGGGGTGGACTCGTTCCGAAAGAACGTCGGACAGAAGCTTGGTTACATGCCGGAAGAGGTGGTATCCGCCATGGCCATGACTGCTCGTGCCACCGGCAGCACCAAGGGCACCGGCGCTGCGCTTACGTTTTCGAGACTTCTCGGTCAGGATGTTGGCGAAACCACCGGCATGTTCGGACAGCTTCGTCAAGCTGGAGCAACTGACTTCACTCGCAAGGGTGACGGCTTCCAGCAGATGGTAAAGGCCGTGGCAGCGGGCATCACCACGGGTCTTGACCGTGCACGTCTTCCTGAGTTCTTGACTGGCGTGATGGAGCTTACCAGCCGCTCAGCCGGTCGTACTGGTGGAGATGTCTCTTCTGTGCCCTTCTCCAATCTGCTTGCTACACTCGGCAGCACTGGAGCGTC